GCAATGAACGATTGCTTGGGAATACTGGTTTAGCCCAGATACCATGCTTTTTGTATCGACCCATATGGTTGGTTGCAAATTCACCATCAAAACGAAGCCATTCGCCATTCTCATCTTCAAAACCACATTGGTCTTGTAATCCACCGGTAACATTGTTAATGATTGGAGTACCTGATAAGATTGCTTCAGTTGAACTAAGTCCCCAACCTTCGTTGCTACCAATATTCACAACTACATCTGCAATATTATATAATGCATTCAAATCCTGTGAAGATAATTTCTCAGTTGAGAACAATAACTTTGCATTTGGTGCTAATGTCTTGTGAATTGCAATAAGGTCAGTTCCATTTTCATCAATTGGTTGGGTATGCATTACTAATGCTACTTTAGAACGTTTCTCTTCTGGAAGTTGCTGCACAAAGTGATTGAATGCTATAACAAGGTCTCCTGGTTGCTTTCTACGGATATTGCGGTTATTCCAGAACACAATGAAATCAACCCCGGTGTCTGTTTTCCAACGTTTATGCATTGCTTGATATGCCGGGTCTGTTGGCTCAAGTGGTTTATAGATATTATGATTCAATCCATGTGGAACGAATCCGGTAACAATTTCTTTAGATTTAACTGTTTGAGGAACCGCACCCATATCGTAATCTACAACATCAAATCCGTTCTGTGTAAGTACTTCTCTGTGGATATTATCAGATTGCTTGCTAATTCCCATGATCATATCACAACTACCATAAAAAGGAGCATTCCACATTGGATAAGGTAGATCATCCCAGATTGAGTAATATGTAATTGGAATATTGAATGAAGTGCGGATTTCATGCTCTAACTGATACAACCATACCCAATAGCGAGGATCGGTAAAGTGAAGGATTGCATCTGGCTTTTCTTGATTCAACAAATTAAACAAGATGTTGCGGTCTCCATAACCATTCCATGGAATTAACTTTACTGATGCATCTGCCACTCCGGTTTCTTGTTGAATTGCACTAGATAAATCTAAGTATTGTCCGGCTTCTGGATGTTGTAAGGCTCCGCCTAATTGAACCCAATCATATTCTTTAACTGTGTTGAAAATGATTTCTTTACTAATTGTTCCGATGCCTGATGGTAAGCGGAAATCGTCTGCAAGAAGAAGGATCTTCTTCTTTTTCTTTAATGTTGGTAACTGCATTTATTCCTTTGTAACTTTATTATAAATATGGTTTAGCCCAATAAAACCACCGGTTTTTCGAGCTTTTTTGCTTGTTTAAACGCCGTTTCCAATATTGGATCGAGCTTTGGTTCATTTGTTAATATCATCATATAATCACAACGTTGTGCAATAAGTTTCATGCGATGATGTAATTGTGAGAAATGATATGATTTACCATAATATGATTCTGGCATTGCTGAGTACATATTGTATCCTGAGAATGATGGATTGAATTCTTCATATTGCAAACCAAACTCAATAGCATATTTCTTTACCATTTTATTAGCTCCTTCATTGCCGCCTGCTCCTACCACAATCAAATCATCTTCAAGCTTGGCGCGAAGCTTTTGCAATGTCTCTTGGATCTTGCGTTTATTCTGCCAATTGGTATTTCCTATAACTGCTACTCGTGTCATACTTTCTCGTATTTGAATTTAACGCCTTTAGGCATATGACCATAAACCATACGAAGTGCTTCTTCTAACAATTTTTTATTGGCTTTGCTGTTAGGATCATCATGATTGGTACATAATGTGTATTCTTGTGTAGTGAAATGAGTTCCGGGCCATGTTGGATGGTTTTTTAGTTCAAACTCATAAATGTATCTGTGCTTGTGATAGAACATAATATATTATAAGTATTTTTATTGACGAATCCTATTTTCTTTTGGACAATTTGCATAATCTGTCTTGAATGGACAATACTTGCAATTTTTGTCACCCTTACCTGATATTGCCATATATGATGCTTCTGCATTCTTATTGCCTTCGGCATCAAAGCATTTTTCAACAAATGCATCGATTTGTTTCTGCACTTTGCGTTGTGTTACTGACCCAGATGATGGACGATAGTTTTGAATGCGCTTTTGTGGGAACATTGAATCTTCAATGAGTTTGCGTTTCACAATAAAGAACTCAACATCGATATGATCAACTGGAGTACCAAATTGTTTTGAAAAATAATTCTTATATGCAACTAATTGTGCTGCCTTTAAGTTATCCGCTTTTTGATATTTATTCCAACCTCCGCGTGATGTCTTAATATCAAACAACACAATGTGATTGGTTGCTGTATTACGCATTACCACATCAATGAAGCCATACCAATATACTGATGGATTCTTTTCAGATGCTTGTGTGCATAAATCTAATTCAATTCCTACCAATTCCCAATTCTTGCTTGAGAAATATTGTGCCCTGCGTTTCTTGAACCATTCTAAGATAGCTACACCATCTTCAAGGTATTCTGCTAATTGCAATGGGTTAGAGAAATGTTCTCCACCCATTTCAGTTACACATTTGACATATTCTTCTTTAAGTTTATTAGTTAAAATACCTCGAAGATCCAAGTTCTCAGCTTTCTTGATAGATTCCGTATACATTACCGTAAGGAAGTATTGAAATGTCTCGTGGAAAGCAGTACCAAAGGTTGTGTCGATAGATGCTTGGAATGGAGCTAACCCATCAATGTAGGCAAGTTTCCAAGATTGGGGACAACGCTCATACATTGACCATTGTGAGTAAGATATTCTTCTTGGTACCGTTTCTGGGTCACGTAGTGATAAACGGTATATAGGTGCAATATATTGTCCAGCTTTCATACTATTAATATAAGAAAAATAATTCAAAAACACAAAAAAAGCTCAACATTTCTGCTGAGCTTATTATTATTTTGACTGTTCTTTCAAATAGATGTCAATCAGATCTTTTGTCTTGTTTAGATCTTGTTCAAAGGTGCCTTTGTGTCGGCATCTTACAATGCGTTTGATAATGTCAAACTCATATGAATTCAATTGCCAATCTTCTGCAAATTTATATAAGCTATCTTTGCCTTTGTAATGGTTTTGTGTGTTTACACTCATTTGATTCCTTTCAACATTTTCTTTTTATCGCCTTCGCTATATCCGTACATTGTTAGAATACGTTCACAGCTTGTCTTATCCATTAGTTCAATATAATCTGCTGCTTCTGATTTGCTAACCTGATAATGCTCTGCAATTTGTGCAACTAAGCCTTTATCAAATTTATCTTCAGATTTGCCTTTTATGTATTTTGCAAATGCCTTGTTGCTTGGTAACAATTCATAATACAATTTGTATGTCTCTTGCGGGCGTAACAATCCTATTGTATATGTCTGAAATTCATTAACCAATTCCGTTAATTCCATTCGCATACTTAACCATCTGTTAACAATGAATGGGGAGAATCGTTTTTGATCAGTTTCAGACCATTTATCCCATGATTTCTTTTTATCAGTTACTCCACCAATAAAATCAAATATTGTTGCACCCTTATTTTCTTCTGCCATTATAAATTGTATTTTTTACGATATTGTTGTTCTAAATATACACCCATTCCCATCTCTACGATAATTGCCGTATCAGGTATTCCAATTATTCTTTTTGCGTTCAGAATATCATCTATAGATTTATTACGAAATGTCTTTATTTTAGTCTTTGCGTTGCTACGTGTTGATGTCTTGAATACAACGGTAACTAAATCTTTGTGATATGCTTCTGCCATTAGATTTCGCCTAAGATGTTTACGAACATTGCCATAATGTTGATTTCCTTATCAACTACCTGGGCATCTTTAAATTGAGCTTCTGCAATAATCAAAATGCATGCAGCAACGTGGCCATGTGCAAAGTCATCTAAGTTATCATACAAGAATGTGTATAATGCTGTGAAGTCACGTACTTTGCTGTCTGCAATAATTTGACGGATCTTTGTGAATGTTGCCTTTTTGTCTTTAGCCGTTTTCAATACCTCTAACAACTCGGTCATGTAATTTGCTTGGATTGCACTTGCCTTATCTAATTGCAATACCCCATTTACTACAGATGCTTGTGCTGCATTAAGTGCTCGACGAATATCTGGATATGATGCATTGATAATTGCAGCGACATCCTTGATATCATATTCTACACTCTTTTCATTCAATACAGCAACTAATCGTTTTGCTACATCTGATTTGTTAGGGGGAGTAATTGCAAATGTTTGACAACGTGATTGGATTGGGTCAATAATCTTCTCAACATAATTGCAAGTGAGAATAAAGCGTGTTGTTTTGCTATATGTCTCCATTAAGTTGCGAAGTGCTGCTTGGGCATTGGGCGTCAAATAATCTGCCTCATCAAGAATTACAATTTTCCAACGCTTGAATCCTACAGTTGATGCATATCGCTTAATCTTATCACGAACTGCATCCACACTGTTTTCATCCGATGCATTAATATACATCAAATCAGCATCAACACTGTTTGCAATAATTTTGGCCAATGTTGTCTTACCAGTTCCTGCTGACCCATAAAATAATAGGTGCGGCACATCCCCGTTCTCGATAAAAATCTTAACCTTTTCAATGATATGCTCATTGCCAATATAGCCTTCCAATGTATCTGGGCGGAAGGATTCAACCCATAGTGTATTTTCTTGTTGTCCAAACATATTTTATTTATTTACCTGTTGATCCGAAACCTTTTTCTCCTCTTAGAGTACTTGTTGTTAATTCACTTACTGCTTGCCATTGAATTCGCTCTACTGGAGCTATGACTAATTGTGCAATTCTATCACCTGGTTTAACTTCAAAGTCATACTGACCGTGATTAATTAAAATAACGCCAATTTCACCTCGATAATCTGCATCAATCGTGCCTGGGCTATTTAATACAGTAACGCCATAATTCTTAGCTAACCCACTTCGAGGTCTTACTTGCATTTCATAACCATATGGAATTTCAACTCGTAATCCAGTCGTTATTAATTTAAACTCTCCTGGTTTAAGAAGACTATTTTCTGCACTTCTAACATCTAGACCAGCACTCCCATTAGTTTCGTATTGTGGGAGTGCATTGTCTGAGTTATTTACTATCGATACTATCATTAGTTTTGTAGCATTACTAACCAATAAGTAGATTCAAAGTCTGCACCTGTAAAATCAATGCGAGACAATCCTTCTGGTGATACTTTTAATTCTCCAGAATCCCCACGATTTGCAACCAATACTTCTTTTAATTTATCTGCCGAGAAACAAACTGGATCCATATCTGAAGTCGTAGTATTACCTACCTCAAATGAAATGTTATCTGCATTTACTGTTGAGTAATTGATAATGAACTTGATAACGCCATTCTGTACTTGTACTGCAAAGTTTTTAGCATCTGGTAATGCATTTTTTGCTTTAATGAACTTGCTGATAAATTCTTCATTCACCGGAATGGATACTTCATAGTCAGGTTCTACATTGATTGATGGTACTGCTGGGATAACGGTAGTATCTGCCAACATAAAGGTTGCTTGTGTAGATCCTTCTGAAATCTTCATTGCATAATTCTTACCAGCAGCATCCTTAACATCAATATTGATATTTTCGCCTACTGCACCAAGCATTTTGATTAATGCACCTGTGTGGTTAATACCCAACATACCTTTCATGAATGGAGTGGTATTCCATTTAATTTTACCAACAATGGTTTGATCCATGTCAATTAATTCACACCCAATTGCACCTTCTTGTTCTTTTAGTGTAACTGCTTCGCAATTTCCGCTCAAAAAATATCTACCGATAAATGATTGTAATTTACTTTTTTCCATATTATTCTTTATTTTAATTTAAATTTAATATATTATAATGATTTTTTTTTATTTTTACAAGATTTTTCATGATTTTTAATTCCAGATTTTGAAAATAACTCATTACAAAAGTTACATATTTCTGTTTTTAACTGCGTTATTCCAGAGTTCCATGCTAATTTCCCATAATTTGGATTTTTACTTGCAAGTTTTGATTCTCGCATTTTTTGTTTTGTTTCTTCAGAATGTACCCTACCTAATTGAGCTTGTCTGTTTTTTTCTACATGTTCCTTGGTATGTTTCCTACCAGATAATGCTTTTCTCATTTTCTCTACAGAACTACGTGATTTTGGAATTCCAATTAAAGCATCTGAAATTTTTTTATTATGTTCTTTTGTATTAGGAATTTGATTAATAACTTGTATTAATTCACTAAAATTTTTTCTAATTCGTTCAAATTCGTATGAGGTTATTTTATATTCTCGTTGTTGATCTGGTGATTTCATTATAGACATCATACGATATGCAAAAAAGATATCTGAGTTATCTGGATAAATTTCACATAACAGTTTATGTGCTACAAAATGCTCTCTTGCTGTTAGTAATACTAAATTTGTTTTATCATTAGCGCCACCTAAACATCTTGGAATTATATGGTGGCGCTCGTAATATACACCTATGCCTTTTTTGCGATTCTCAGTTTGAGCTCGGTATATTAATTGGGTGTATATTTGTTGATAATTCATTAAAATTTAAAGTATTCATTGAATTTAGTTGAGTTGATTGTTGAGAATGCATCGCCTCCGAATTTCATATACATTTTCTTGTATCTTTCATATACATTAAATGCATTATCAGGATCTTCAAACATTTCATGCAACGAAAGGATTGATGCATACA